AAGTCTTGGGCATTGCCATCAAAAAGTATCTTTCTATCAGAAGCACTTGCATCACCTATAGTCAAATCGCCTGTCATAGTGTCACCTGTTACGTTTACAAAACGTGTGTCACTATCTGCCTTGGTGTAGCTGTTGGCTATGCTGAAGGTGTCGTACACTATTATCTCTACTACATCATTAAGTGACGCTCCTGTGACCAACACAACTGATGTGCCTGATGTAGAGGTGTAGTCGGCAGCAGGTTTGAGTAGTATACCGTTTTGATATACATCTACGTACTCACCGTCAGGGTAGCTCAATGTGAGTGCGTTAGCATCTGAGCCAGTAAAGCTTGTCTGCCCTGCTGTGGCAGAATAGATAAACCTGTTACGGATGCCTTGCTGTGGTGCTTTTCCTATGTATGGCATTATGTATCCCCCAACCTAACAACTGTAACATAAGTGCTGTTTAAATTTGTGCTATTTCCAAGAGTTATTGTACTAGTGCCACCTGCTCTCATTTTAAATTTGTGAGTGCTTGTGTTTTCACAATCAAAAATATAATCAACAGCTATCATCTCATAGTTATTACTACCTTCGTGTTTACCCCAAGATGCGAACCCTTCAGTAGCTTCAACGTCATTTGACGAAAAGTTGTCAGTTGAAGTTCTAATAGTCATATTAGCATATGTTAAATCTAAATCTGCATAAAACCTCATTCTTCCCATTATTAAGTACATTCCTGTAGCAGGAAAAGTAAATATACCAGAACTAGCAGACATACCTGTGCTACTTATAAGTTTCTTAGCAGGATTGCCTGTGTCTGTTGACTCAAATGTGCCATTTATATCACCTCCACTTGTAGAAACACTACTAGTCAACCTCATAGTTTCATAGAAAGTAATTCCGTTATTAAAATCAGCAGGTAACTTAGCTGTTGTTATAGCGTTATCAGCTACACCACCTGTTCTAACTTTAGTTAATGCCATTTATTTACCTCATGCGTAAGGGCTGTCGCCCAATGTGCTTGTATCCCAAGCAGCTTTTAGTTTAGCTATTGTGTCTGCATCATCTATAGCTTTTGCGGCAGGGGCATCTCTCAATGCCTTCTTCTTTGCTACAGATGCTGTTTTAGCAGATGCATCGTCAGCTTCAAGTGCTTTCATGTAGGCTACATCTTCAGCTTCAAGTAAAAGTTTTCGTACTTCCCTGATTTTATCTTTGAAGATAACTTTAGAAGCAGTCATGTCTTCAGTCATAACGCTACCCTTTAATTTCCAAGCGTTTCTGAAATGTCTGTCAGATGGCACGGTTATGCTTGAAGCGTCTGCTGTTGCACCATCCTTGTCGGTTACAAAAGTCTTAGTTGCCATGTTAGTTTCTCCTATTTAAGCAGCTATTTTCCAAGCATTACGCCATGTGCGTTGTTGTGGCAGTTGCTCTTTCTTACATATGACAAGCCTTGGTCGGTTTGACTTCTCATAATCTCTCCATACCTTTTCAGGTATATCTTTCTGTATGAGGTACTCTATTGCTTCTTCTTCTGTCATAGCCTTCACAGGCTCAGTGTTGTGCAATAGGTGTCCTCTGGTATGCTTTACAAAGTCAGGCTGTGCTTCGTCCTTCTTGAGTTCCCAATAGACCCACACAGGTGGTAGTATGCCACCGTTCAAAGCACACGCCATCCAGTTAGGGTCAGGGTGTGTCACCTTTGCAGGTTCATCCAAGTTGTCAGGGTCTTCCCACACAATGCAGAACTCAGTTCTGTGTGGCTCTAAGTTTTCTTTTGCCCACCCTAGTCTGTCCCATAAATGTGTTCCTTGAAACTCTGGTGTCATGCTAAATCTCCTGCCACCTGCATCATTAATCCAATGTCAGCATAATTACTTCCATTATAAGCTCTAATATTAGCTAAACTTGTAGTTCTACTTCCTATTTGCTCCCACTCTTGGTCAATATTGCTTTGAGGACATATTGTTGTTGCAAAATTAGTATTGTTCATAGCACTAGCAAAATTTATATTTTGCTGTCCTGTAGTACTATCTCCTAAAGAAGATACGTTAAGACTGTCGTTTAAGGTTTCCCCATCTGCTGATGTATTCGCCCAAACTTTTGCTAAACCCTCTTGCACATTCGTAGTGGTAATATTCCCTGCACCTGCAACAATAGTGATGCTGTTCTTTGCGTCCATTCCCTCTAGGGCATTTGTTCTTAGTGTACTCATGCTAAGTCTCCGTGTACTGTTATTCCCACGTATCCTTCATCTCTATTAGCTTCGTCATTAGTGTGAAAAATACGTACTTTTACTAAAGCTGTAGTTAATTGCATTATCTCTTCATCTCTGCCTGAGGTATTATCACCAACATCTCCACTAGCAACCATTGCTACATAATTAATAGTTGCCATAGGATTGGTATAATTTGCTTTATGTTTTCCAACATCTACATCTACCGAACTTGCAACATTAAAACTATCTCGTACTCCAGTTAAATTTACACTTGAATCTACAGACGCACCATCAAAATTTATCCAAGACTTACACAGTCCCTGCTGTAAGTTGGTAGTTGTAGAGTTACCCTCTCCTGTGACGGCAATAGACCCTGCTGTTGATGTGCCTGTGAGTGTATTTGTTTTGAGTGTTGCCATTATCTTATCCTATGACGGTTTTGTTGGGAAGGTTACTGATGATGATACAAGCATTATCCCTTTTACTTTTGGACTAGCTCCTTTAGGCAAATCTCTTAATGCTTGTCTATACGTCTTCCACTCGGCTTGTTTGCTATCAGATAATGGACTATCTGGCATGACTGTCCAATCACTATCTGACAACATTTTATTTCTAACATTTCTTAATTCATTCATTTCATTTGACATTACTTTATCCTATTAACGTATAAGAAGCTGACGTAAACATTTCTACTCCGTTATCACCATGAATTTGACGTGAAGCCCCTGTATTATGTACTATGTCAAAATATGAAGATGCTGATACCTCCAAAAGAACTGTCCATGTCATATGCCTTGCATCAGCTATATACCATCTATGAACAACAGTTCCATCTACTCGTAATTGACAATTAAAAGTAGTGACACTATAAAATATACAGTTAAAACAAACCTGATATAAACCTGATATTGGAGCGACATATCTTTTATTTGAAGTATCATAGTTTGAACCTACTTCATGCTCTATTGTATCAAAGGGTAGTACGGCATTATCAGCAACTGTTACATAAGTACCACTTGTCCCTTCGCCAAAGCTAACCAAAGCATGAGGTCTTGCAGGAGTCAAGATACGTCCTGTTGAGTCTATTGTTTGAGCCGTAGTATTATTCGTATGTTTTATATTTTGTACTAGAAGATTGCTCATAGTATTGCTACGTTCCCCCCTGAGTTTATTGTCAGTGTTACACCACTTGCTATGGTCAAAGGACCTGTGACGTTAGCATTTTCTGTAGCTTCTATTGTGACGTTGCTATCCATTGACTGTGCATTAGTTCTGAACTTACCACCATGCTTGAAGTTACCCTTGTTTGCTTCAGGTACTGTGACACCTGTATCCATTATGCCGAGGTAGTTGACAAAGATGTTACCTGTCCCGGATGAAGGTGCTGCACTAAAGGTCAGTGTTGTACCATCAGGGATTGTATAAGCACTGCTGTCCTGCACTACACCATCAACTGATACAAGTATGTCCTGAACATTAGAGACGGTCTGTGACAGCGTAAATGTCGTGTCAGAGCCATCTCCATTAAACCTTTGCACAGATGGTATTGTATGAAAGCCTGACTGTACTTGATTACCTATGTAAGCCATTAGGTTATCTCCATGATGCTTAATGCTCCTGAGAGTTTATCTGCTACTGAGCAAGATACTGAAATTACATCTGTGGGCTGTAATATAACTTTACCACCTGATAATAATTCTAATGAAGACCCTACAGGAATAGGAGCATTATTAAGTAACACAGCAGTTGTATTATCATTAGCATCACCACTACCAGTTCCTGCTCCTATGTTGTTTGTTTGTGTGCTACTAGCAGTTGCGTCACCACTAGTATTAGACTCAAGAAGAACTTTTGCTGTTACTTGTGAAGTATGAATGTTGGTTAATATAAGACCTATAACAACCGTTGTTGTGCTACTAGGAGCAGTATATATGTGATACTCACTATCTGCTGACGT